GCAGCGATCGAGAACAAGTATCCGGACGGTCTGACGGCCGATGACAATCACGAGGACTACGCCGAAGCAAAGCGACTGCTCGACGAGATCGACGGGCTAGAGCAGAAGCTGGCCGGGCTCGAAGAGGCCGACGAGCGAAAGCGGCGCATTCTCGACAACCAGAAGCGACTCGCTCGCCCAGCGCAGCCACACCAGCACCCGGACCCGAATGAGCGCGGCTCGGAGATGAGCGGCGCTGTCAAGATGTTCGGCGCGCAGTTCATCGACTCACAGGAGTACAAGAACGTCGTTCAGAGCGGCGTCTTGAACAACCCGTCGAACCGCGTCGAGCTGGGCGTCAAGCTTGACGGTAGCCTGCTCGACTATCTGATCAGGAAGGCGCTGGTCTACTCCGGCTCTGGCGTCGGCGGCCCGCTGATCCGTCCGGATCGTGTCGCGGGGCTCGACTATCTCTACCGTCAGACGACCCTGCTTGATCTGATCCCGACGGCAGCGACCACGTCGAACAGCATCGAATATTACGAGATGACGACGTCGACGAATAACGCCGCGGCCGTCGCGGAAGCGACGAATTCGACGGGGACGACGGGGCTGAAGCCGGAAGGCGCGGTCGCCTGGGTGCTCCGCTCGCTGCCAATCGCGACCATCGCCGAGTGGATGCCGGTCACGAATCAAATGCTCGCTGATGCGCCAGCCGTTCGGGGGATCATCGACCAGACGCTCTTGACGCATCTGACGCTGGCGCTCGAAACACAGGTGCTCTCCGGCAACGGCACGGCGCCGAATATGCTCGGCATCCTGTCGAACCCGAACATCCTGACGACGGGGCTCGGCGCTGGCGCCGGCACCAGCATCGACGCCGTCTACCACGCGATGACGGCTGTCATGGTGACGGGCCTGTCGAACCCGACAGCATCCGTCTGGAATCCTGCCGACTTCGAGGTCGTCCGACTGGCTCGCGAAAATAGCGCTTCAGCCACGCTCGGTGGCTATTTGCTCGGGCCGCCGAACGTCACGGGGCCGACGACGCTCTGGGGCCGCCCGGTCGTGCTCTCGCTCGGGATGCCGGTCGATACGGCGCTGGTGGCTGATTTCCAGGGCGCCATGATGCTCTTTGACCGCGAGCAGGCCGCGATCAGGGTCGGTCTCGCGAACGATGATTTCTTGCGCAATATCCAGCGCGTGCTGGCGGAGCTTCGCGCCGTCTTCGCTCTTTTCCGTCCGACTGCCGCCTGCAGGGTGACCGGGGTGTAGGCAGAGGGTGACGGGAGTCTAGAGCATGGCGACGTACCGGGTCGGGCCGGAAGGGGCGACCGTCCTCTCGGCGGATGGCCGCGTCATCCTGCGGCTCCGACCCGGTCACGTCGTTGTACCCGGCATCGTCCAGTCGAGCGAACGGCCGCCCGAGCGCGCGGACGCAGCCGACGTGCCAGACGCGGCGCAACGCGGAGGGCCGTCAGGCGGGCGGCGACCGCGCCCGTCGTACGAAACGAAGCCGATCAGGCCCGACGAGGGGCACAACGATGGCTGATTACACATCGTCTCAACAGATCGCAGCCTATCTCGGCACGACGCTCACGACCGAGCAGCTTCAGCAAGCGGACGTCGTGGCGCATGCCATCACAGACTGGATCGACCATCGGACCGGGCGGACCTGGCAACAGCTCGGGGCGATCGTCGACGAGATCAACGATGTGGTTGGCACGAGCGTCTACCTGCATCATGCGCCGGTCGCATCCGTCGAAGCGGTCGACGTGCTCGACGAGAACCTCTTTCCGCCGACCTGGCAGACGCTCGATCCGTCGCAGTACACGCTGATCGACCCACAAGCGGGCGTGCTCCAGCTCGTCGGCGGCTACGCTGGCGACGCCGTGCGCGTCGACTACACGACCGATCAGACTCAGCCGCCGTCGGACCTGGCGTACGCCGCGACCGTGCTCGCTGCCGACACCATGACGGTGACGCTGCATCCGGAGTCGGCCGGCGTCTCGTCGATCGCGGTCGGTCAGAACGACATCAGCATCACGTACGCGGACGCCGGCTCCGGCGGCGCAAGCTCGGCCGTCTCGCTCGCGGTGCGCGTGGTCGACGCCTATCGCCGCGTGGTTCTGGCATGACGCTGCCACTCGACGGACTGCGCGCGCTCTCGGCGTCGTTTTTGCCGGACGCCGCGTCGATCCTGCGTCCGCTGGTCGTCTCGGACGGCGACGGCTCGGCGGTCACCTGGCAGCAAGTCGCAACCGATGTGCCGTGTCGGCTGTCGCCGGCGGGCTCGTCGGGCTCGGAGGTGGTCGGCACGTCGGCGAGGGTCGAAGCGCAGAACAACTGGACCGTCTGGGTCGCGGCGCTGACCGACGTCGCCGTCGTCGACCGTCTGCTGATCGACACGCGCACGTTCGAGATCTTACGCGTCGGTGCGCGCTCGTACGAGGTCATCCGTGAGTGTTTGTGTCGGGAGATTACGTAAGGCCGAAGTCTCAGGTCTGGGGGTGCGCCATCGACGCCATGCTCGTCGGGCTGGTCTGGCTGCTGATCTATGCGCTGGCGATCGCGCTCGTCTGCTACATCGTGGCCCGCCTGGTCACCCAGTTCGCGCCAGGGTTCGGCCCGTTCGTCTGGATCGTCTGGGCGATCGGCGGCCTGCTCCTGTTGCTCCTGGCGCTGCGCCTGTTCGCGCCACTGATTGGGGCCTGATCGTGGCCGACCAGAAGGGCGTCACGATCCGCGTTGTTACGAACAGGCTGCCGTCGATGTCCGACGCCGTCAAGCGCGCCGTCGTGGCCGAAGTCGAGAAGGGCACCTACGGCGTCGAAGCGCGCTCGAAGCAGCTCGCGCCGGTCCTGACCGGCACGCTGCGTCGCTCGATCCATAGCATCATCGACAAGGGCGGATTGCGCGGGACCGTCGGCCCGTCCGTCGACTACGCGATCTTTATCGAGTTCGGCACGCGTCACATGGCGCCGCGCCCGTACATGCGCCCGGCCGCCGAGCGGGTATTGCCGGGCACGCTCGACGCGATCAAGCGCGCGATCGCTGGCCTGCGCTAATGGCACTCGAAGGGCAGGAGGTCGCCGCCTGGGTCGTCGAGACGCTCAAGGCCGATACGGGCGCCAACGGCATCTCGACGCTACTCGGCGGGCGCATCTATCGCGATCAGGTGCCACAAGCCCAGGCGCTGCCGGCCGCGACCGTCAGCTTAGTCTCGCACGTCGACGAGAACACGGTCGGCGGCCGACGAGTCTTTGCCGTGACGCTGGTCGACGTCCGCGTCATCGGCGACGGCGGTCGCTACCAGAACCAGGCTGCCGGCCGCGTCGATACGGTGCTGCAGTCGGCGGCCGGCACGCGCAACGGCGTGACCGTCGTCGAGCTGCGCCGCGATCAGCTCCAGGCGTTCGTCGAGAACACCGACGGCGTCTCTACCGCGCACGTGATCCAGACGTTCCGCACCGAGGCGTACAGCAGCGTATAGCTAGGAGGGGATCATGCCCGATCGCATGCTGGTTACCGAGCGACAGCAAGTCGGCATCGAGCTGACGCCGGGCACGGCCGCCGTTCCGACGATCAACTTGCAGGCGCTCTCGATCGACATCGACACGAATCTGGAGTTCGACGAGTTCGGCCCGATGGGGCAGCTCCCGCAGTCGATTGTGGCGCCGCGTCAGGAATGGTCGGCAGGCTCGCTCTCTGGCTATCCGACCTATACCGAATTGCCGTACGCGCTCTCGAACGCGCTGGGCGCGGCCGTCATCACAACGCCGTCGGGTGCAACCCTGGCGCGCCAATGGCTCTGGGAACCGTCCGCGTCAACCCCGTGGGTGCCGAAGACCTGGACGCTCCGACGTGGCGTGCCGGGCGATACGGCCGAAGAGGCGAACTACCTGCTCATGAGCGGACTCAATCTGCATTTCTCGCGCACGGCGGCGGCCGAGGTCGGCGGCGACCTGTTCGCGCAGCGACTGAACTACGCGGCAACCCTGGCTGCGACCGGCGTCACGTCGCGCGCGAACGTGCCAATCCTGCCGACGCAGATCGACGTCTTTTTAGATCAGACGAACGTCTACGGTACGACGCAGCTTTTGCGCGACTTCGACTACACGTGGTCGGTCTCGGGCCTGTTCGACATGATCTGGCCGCTCAACTCGGCGCTCCCGTCGTTCGCGGCGCATTCGGTGTTGAAACCCACGATCGAATGCACGTTGCAGACGGGCAACGACGCCGAGGGACGTGCGCTCGTTGCCAACATGCGCGCCGGCTCGACGGTCT